GCGTTCTCCCAGGAGGCGAGTAAGCCCCATGACCCTGTCCACCTATTCGGACCTCAAGAGCGCCGTGGCCGACTGGCTGGAACGCTCGGACCTGGCTACGCGCATTCCCGACTTCATCGCCCTGGCTGAAAGCCGGCTGAACCGGCTGTTCCGGGGGCGCATGACCGAGGTCAACACCGCGCTGACGGCGGTTCCTGGGTCTCGGGCCGTCACCCTACCGGCGGCCTTCACGGAGGCCGTCTCCGTGCATCTGGCGGGCTGCGTGGAGGCCCTGCGCTTCATCGACCCGGCCTTGATGGAGGTCCACAACCAGGCCGCCAGGCCCGTATTCTGGACCATCGACGGCGGCTCGCTCGTTTTCGAGCGGCCGGCGGACCAAGCCTATGCAGTCACGCTGCGCCACCTGCGCAAGTTCGCGCTTTCGGACACCGAGCCGAGCAATCCGATCCTGGCCGACTACCCCGACCTCTACCTGTTCGGCGCGCTGCTCGAGGCTGCGCCCTTCCTCCGCGACGCCGACCTGCTGGCGCTGTTCCAGGCGCGCTTCGAAACCGCCCTGCAGGAAGCCAACGCCAAGGAGAACCTGAACCGAGCGGGTTCGAAGCTGCGGAGCGACCGAGCGCTGGTCGGCCGCGACCACTATGACATTCGGAGGGGTTGATGGCTGGGCTGGTTGCGCCGGTCGACGCGCGGCAGGACCCGCGGCCGTTCTTTCAGGCCGTCGTGGAGGCGATCACGCAGCTTCAGCAGCCGGGTCAGCCGGTGTTCGTCTGCGCCGTCGCCTCGGCGGACCTGCCGCCGGCCGAGAACTGGCCCAATGGCGTCCTGCGGGTCGCCGATCTCGACATTCTCGCCGTCTCGAACGGCTCGGCCTGGATCAGGCAGGACACTGGAGCGCCGATCTAATGCCCTCGACCTTCTCTCCGCGCTTTCGCCTGAACTTCCAGGCCCCAGGCGACAATCTCAACACCTGGGGCCTGATCCTCAACGGGGGCGTCTTCCAGCTCCTCGAAGACGCCCTTGCCAGGCGCGCGGCCTTCGCGCTCTCGGGCGCCAAGACGTTGACGACAGCCAATGGTCTGGGTGACGAGGCCCGCTGCGCCTTCCTCGACGTGACGGGCGGGACCGGAGGCGTCATCACCGCGCCTGCGGTCGAGAAAGGGTACATCGTCCGCAACGCCGCCTCGGGCGACGTCACCGTGACGACCGGCGGCGGCCAAGTCGCCGTGATCAAGCCGGGGGAGGTGGTTTCCATCGTCGGGGACGGGGCCAATTTCCGCCGCGTCCAACCGACCGACATGGTGGGCGCGCGCCTGACCGGGCTTGGAGCCCCGCTCGAGGCCACGGACGCGGTGACCAAGGGCTATGCCGACGCCCTGGCCTTCAACGAAGTGGACCTGCCTGGTCAGGGGCCGGGGACCGTGGGCCAGTACATCAGGTCGGACGGCGTCTCGGCGTCCTGGGAGCCGGTCACGACCGCCGACGTCACCGACTATGCGGCCGACCAGGCGAGCCGAGAGGCCGCCCTCCGCGACGATCTGGAGGGCTATGCCCTCGTCATGGCTCTGATTTTCTAGGAACCCCGAAATGGCGATCACGCAAAACAAGGCGGTGCTCCCGCAGGAGCCTTTCTCGCGCACCGCAGTCGCGACCACGGCGGAAACGGCGTTTCACGCCCCGACCAACGTGGTTGATCTGCTCGATGCGGCCGACAACCTCAACGGGGCGAGGATCACGCGGCTCTACGCCATCCCTCGCGCCCAGGTCGCCGCCGCCTGCAATGTGCAGCTCTATAAGCGGGCGGGGTCGACCTATACGCTGATCGACAGCGTTCTGATGGCGACGGTCAACCCCAGCGGCTCGGTTGCGAACGGACGCACGGACTTCGGCGTTTCGCTGGCTTCTCCGATGGAGCTTGAGGCCGGCGTGGGCCTGGCGGTCGCTATCGGCCAGACCATCGCCAACGGCGTCGTCGTCCGTTGCGAGGGCGGGCTCTACTGATGGCCCGCGCCACTCCGCTGGGCGGTGCGGCCCTCGGGCGATATCCGCTGGGCGTGCCTATCGGAGATATCCCCCTCGCCGGCATCATCAACACTCTGTCGGGCAGCTATGTAACGCCGGCTGACTACATCGCCGACGTCTTCGCCTGGGGGCAGGGGGGAACGGGCCCGTCGCTTGCCTCGTCGCCGATCTATTCCGGGGGTGGTGCGGCGGCGGGATACAGCCGCCTCCTTCTCCCGCGCGGTAGCAGCTTGTCTTGGCTTGCCTCGGGGCCGCTTCTCGGCGCCGGGCCAGGGAACAACGGACAACAGGGCTCGGCGACCACCATCACGATCAATGGCGTCGTCAGGAGCGCATCAGGCGGCAACGCCGGCACAAACACGCCCGCGGCTCGTAGCACGACCGCTCCGGGCTTTCAGATAGCCCGGTATGGTGGTGGCAGCTCTGAACGCGGTGAGCGTGGCGGCGAAGCCTTTGGGGAATGGGGCGGTGGCGCCGGTGGCTTTCGAGACATCTTCCCAGGCTTGACGGGCGGGTCCGGCGTTAGTGGCAGCATCGGCTCGGGCGCGCAGGTTGTGCCCGACTACGGCGGTGGTGGGGGGTATATGCTTGGGGGCTCGCAGTATTCGACTTGGGCCGGCGCGGGGCGGGTGCTGATCCTGCTCTATCGGATCTGATCCATGCGCGTTCCGCTCCGCATCCCGCCCGGCCTCAACGCCGATGACACCACCTACGCCGCCGCCGGCCGGTGGGCGGACTGCAACTGCGTCCGCTTCGACCGCGACCTGCCGCAGACCATCGGGGGGTGGGAAAGCCTGACCACTGACCTGCTGACGGGAGTTTGCCGCACGGTCTTCGCCTGGACCGACAACGCGTCCGTCCTGAACATCGCGTTCGGCACGCATCTGGCGCTTCAGGTTTGGGCGGGAGGCGCGTTGGCGACCATCACGCCAGCGCTCGCCATGCCGCCCGCGCGCCTTGGGGCCGATCCTCTTGCGGTCGTCAATGCGAGCCCCACGGTGACGGTGACGCACCTTGGCCACGGCCTTGAGACCGGCGACAGCGTCGAAGTCTCTGGCGCGGCGGCGGTTGGAGGCATCACGCCGAATGGGACCTTCGTCGTCACGAGGGTCGATGACGACAGCTACACCTATGCTTTCGGCTCCAACGCGACGTCGACGGCGAGCGGGGGTGGGACCACTGTCGTGGTCGCCCCGCAGCGTGCGTTTCAGGCCGGCTCAATCGATGGGACTGGCGGGGCAGGGTACGGGACCGGGGCCTATAGCGTCGGCGGCTATTCGGAGCCGTCAACAGCCGACTACTTTCCGCGCACCTGGTCGTTCGGGGCGTTCGGTGAGGAGTTGATCGCCAACCCGCGAGGCGGGGCGCTCTACGCCTGGGACAACGACCTGGGCGCACCCGCCACGCCGCTGCTGGATGCGCCGCGGAACTGCACCTTCGCCCTCATCGCGCCTCAGGACATGATCTTCGCCCTGGGCTGCAACGAGGAGGTTTCGGGCAAGTTCAATCCGCTCTGCATCCGCCACTCCTCGGTGCGCAAGAACACCGAATGGCGGACGGCGGCCAGCACCACGGCGCGAGAGTACATCCTGCCGGGCGGGGGCCGGATCGTCGCTGGCCGGGCGATTGGGCCGTATCTGCTGGTCTGGACCAACCACAGCCTGTTCCTGGGGTCCTGGGTCGGTGCGCTGGCCCAGCCCTGGCGCTTCGACCGCGTGGCCGAGAAGTGCGGCCTGATCGGGCCGAACGCGGCCGTGGTGGTCGGCCAGGCCGCCTATTGGATGGGGAATGACGGGCAGTTCTATCGCTACGGTCTCGGCGGGACGGTCGAGCCGATCCCCTGCGCCATCCGCGACGACCTGTTCGGCAATCTGACGCCGGCCCAGGCCGACAAGGTGGTCGCCTCGTCCATCTCGCGCTTCAGCGAGGTCCGTTGGGACTATCCAGACGCGCGCGACGGGGTGGAGAACAGCCGCTATGTGGCGCTCTCCCTCACCGGCCAGGGCTGGTCGCGGGGAAAGATGGCGCGTTCGGCCTTTGTGGACGCCGGCCCCGCAGCCGACTCCATCGGCGTGACGCCGCAGGGGAATGTCTACTGGCATGAGCGCGGGCAAAGCGCTGATGGCCAACCGCTGGTCTGGTCCATCGAAACGGCCGATCAGTACATCAGTGAGGAGGTGACCGCCCTGCTGCTTGGCGTGTGGCCCGACGTGAAGAACCAGGTCGGCCCGATCAACATTACCGCGATCAGCCGCTTGAAGCCGCAGGGCGACGAGAACGTCAAAGGCCCCTTCGCCATGGCGGCCGGCCAGGACAAGGTGGACTTCCGCTGCTCTGGCCGCCTGTTCCGGTTGCGGTTCGAAGGCGCGTCGCTTCCGGCGTTTGCACGGCTGGGACAGATCGCCGTGAATGTCGCCCCCGCGGGGAAGCGGTGACCGACTGGCTTGCCTGGCTGGCGCCGGCGCTCGGCGATGCGACCGAAGCTGAACTTATCGAAGAAATCGCGGCCGGCCGCGCCCAGCTCTGGCCCGGCGAGACGGCCGCCATGGTCACCCAATGCCTGGACGGCCCGGAAGGGCGCTTCTTGCATGTCTGGCTGGCCGGAGGAAGCCTTGAGGGCGTGATGGCGCTCAAGCCCGGCGTCGAAGCCTGGGGGCGGGCCATGGGGTGCGCCGAGGTGACCATCAACGGCCGCTCCGGGTGGGCGCGCATCCTGAAATCTGACGGCTTCCGCATGGTGGAAGGCGAACTGAGAAAGAAGCTTTGATGTCTGGAAAGTCCAAGCAATCGACGCAATCGAAGACCGTTGTGACGCCGACCAATCCGGAATGGGTGACGAGCGGTGTTCAGAACGCGGCGAGCAAGATCAGCGACATCGGGAACCTGGATCCGACCTCGCTCATCGCCGGGATAAACCCGCTGCAACAGACCGCAGCCGACAGCATCGGCCAGATCGGGCAGAACAGGGGTTGGCTTGACAGCCTCTCCACTGGAACGCCCAGCGTCTCGGCCGCCAGCCTGCTCGACGGCCTGGACCGCTACAAGTCGGGCTATGAGAACGACGTGGTGAACGCGGCCCTGGCCGACTTCGATTACGACCGCGACAAGACGTTGAGCCAGCTCGACCTGGACATGGCCGGCTCGCAGAAGTTCGGCGGCTCAGGGGGGTATCTGGAGCGAGCCGAAACCAAGGACGCCCTTGGACGGAGCCGGACCTCGCTTAGCGCCAACCTGCGCGATCAAGGCTACGCCCGCGCGGCCGAACTCTCCAATCTGGACGCCCAGCGCCGGCAGTCGGCCAGCGAGACGAACGCCGGCTTGGAGGCCCAGCAACGCGCACTCCTGGCCCAGCTTGGCCTGGCGACCGAACAGAGCGACCGCGCCAACGCCGGCGCCATGTTCGACATGGGCTCGGCGCTGCGGGATATCGAGGCGCAGCAGCTCAACGCTCCCATCAGTCTGGCGGCGACCCAAGCGGGGCTGTTGTCGGGCCTGCCGCTGAACCTGTTCCAGGGCCAGGTGCAGGAGGGCAACTCGACCACGACATCCAAGAGCAGCAATCCGGCGGGCTTGCTGGGGTCGCTGGCGATGTTGGCGGCGGCCCCACTGACCGGAGGAACGTCCTTGCTCGGCATGGGGTTGGGCGGGCTCGGATTGGGCGCCGGCGCCGGTCTTGGCGCGGCGGCGTCGAGCCTCGCCAGCAAGTCGGCCCTTGGCGGGCTTGCGGGTGATCTGTTCTTCAGAAAGGCGGCCTGATGTTCGGGAAACTTGCGAAGGGCCTGGCCTCTCCCCAGGGCCAGGAGGCGCTCTATCTCCTGGGGGCGACGCTCAAGGACATCGGCGCTGGAGCAGGCGGAAGCGACAACTTCCAGACCGCACAGAGCTTCTTCGGAAAGCGCCGCAAGGACGCCGAGGACAGGGCCGCGTTCGACGCATTCGCCGATGGGATGTTTCCGGCGAACCTGACCGGCCCCGGCGTGGGAGGCAATCCCGGCGAGGTCGGCGGCATGACGCCGGAGATGCGCGCGCGCGTCGAGGCCGTGAAGAAGCTGCGCGATCCGCAGGCGCTTCTGCGCCTCTGGCAGTCGAGCCAGCCCAGCTACGAGCGTGGGGAGGATGGCTTCTATGAAGTGCGGCCGGGGGAGGCCCCGAAGCTGGTGACGAGGTTCACTGAGAAGCCGGTGCGCGATCCCGTTCCGTCTGGAATGGAAGTCGGCCAGGACGGCAAGCTGCAATGGCGCCCCGGCTATCTGGAGGCGCAACTCGCTCTAGCCGGAGGCCGGCGTGAAGAAATCACGTCGCGCCCAATGCCCTCTCGGGCTCGCGCCGGTGGGGGTAAGAGTGGGGGAGGGCTTCCGCCCCCTCCGAAGGGTTGGAGGTAAGCCATGGCCGGACCGGGCGGACGAATTGTCACCAATGAAGCGACGGGCGAGAAGGCGTGGTGGGATGGTCAAAGGCTGACCCCCTTGACCGCCGATCAGATTGCGACGGGTCGGGCCGCTCCTGATGGGCCTGTCGGCGTCGACACGTCGCAGGACCGAGAAACGCTGTCGAAGTTCCGTGACGCCGCCACGAAGGCGCTGGATGTGGCGCAGGCGGCTGAGAAGTTCGTTGAGATCAATCGAAATCAGCCAACTGGCGGTTGGCGCAGCATTGGCCTTCCGTGGGGCGGTGGAAACCTTGGAGATCTAGAGGCCGGCTTCAACGA